AAAACATCCACATTGACGTGGAGTTGCTGAGAAGCGGTAGTGCCGCCAATCGCTCCCGTCCCGCTGACCGTGAGGTTTCCAGCGAGGGACAGATTTCCACCATTAGAAAGACTTCCAATAGTGGAAGTGTCGTTTCCGTTTCGGAAAATCGTGCCGCCAGAGCCACCGCTGAACAGATAGTTGGTTCCGCTGGCATTGTCCTGCACCGCAAAAAACGACGTACCCAGCTTGACGTATTTTCCTGTGGCAAAATTAACTTGATCGCTGACCGTCAATGTTCCTGTCGCACTCAGCGTCGTGAACGCACCAGTACTCGGATTGCTCGCGCCAATCGCCGTGTTGGTGATGCCGACGCTTGAGTAGTCCGTCGAGACGGCGGTCACCGCGCCTTGGCGACCAAACACGCTGTTGACCGCGGCGACCGTGTTCGTGAACAGCGCAAACACCACCGGATCCACGCCTAGATTGCTCGGAGCAGTCTGGATCACCCATCCGTCACCGATGTTAACGGTGCCTTCGGTGATCATGTAGTAATTGCCGCGAGCCAGCTTTGCAGACGTGTTCGCGTCAGTGGCTCGACTCCAGGCGCCGGAAGCGACAACGTAGATGCCGTTTTGCGCAGAGCTGGTCTGATCCTTGACCAGGACTCGGTCACCGGCCACGAGGGCCACGGAGTCGACGGTTTGCAGGCCGGACAACGTGATGTTGGCCGTAGTGCCTACTCGCACAGCCGCTTGCGGGTTTAGTCCCTGGGCAAAGGTGTCTACGTAGTACTTGGTCGCGGCGTCGCTGGAATTTACCGGAGTCGGAAGTCCGGTGACCTGGACATTCGCCATCGTGCCACCAGTGATGGCCACGTTGTTTGCGTTTTGAGTAGCGATTGAGCCAAGCCCAAGATTGGTGCGAGCATCGACAGCGCTCGTAGCGCCGGTGCCGCCATAATTAACGCCGAGCGCCGAAATGCCGGTGATGGATCCGCCGGTTATGCTGACCGCGTTGCTGTTCTGCGAGGAGATCGTGCCAAGTGAAGGCGTACCGCTGAGCGAAGAATAGGCGCCGGTCGTGGCAACGCTGGCCAACCCTGTAACAGACCCTGCAGGGATTGAGATCGCAGTGTTTGAGGCCGAGGTGACTCGTCCCTTGTTGTCGACCGTGATTGCAGGAACCTGGGAAGCGCTGCCGTAAGTGCCGGCGGTTACGCCAGACGTGGTGAGGCCCAGGGTGATTGTGCCGCTGGTCGTAACCGGACTGCCGGACACGCTAAGATCGGTGCCGCCCGCGATTCCGACGGATGTGACCGTGCCGGATCCTCCGTTGTCTGCCTGCCAGGCGACGTTCGTGCCGTCGCTCTTCAGCACCTTGCCGGACTGGCCGGACTGCGAGGGCAGCAGGTCATTGATGGCCGGCGCAGACCAGGTAGCGTCAGCGCGCAGGAACTTCTTGGCCGCGGCATCGCCGGCCGACGGAGCGGGAACAAGGCCCTGAGTGCCTCCGCTTCCGCTATCTCCGATGACAGCGGGAAGGATGGTGGCTACCTGGGCGCCGGTTAAATCTGAAACGGCACCAGTGCCTGCGGATACGCGACCTTTGATGGTCTGTGCAGAAACATTCGCCAGCTTTGCGTTGGTAACGGATCCCGACGCGATTGACGTAGTCAGCGAACCAGTTCCGCCAGAAGCGGTCACATCACCCGTCAGGCTAATAGTCTGATCGCCAGTGTTGGTGCCGGACAGGTTGCTGCCAGTGACCGAGCCAAGTGCCGCAACCGAGGTTGGGGTGATGGCGCCAAGGGAAATGTTCAGCGTTCCGCTGGTGGTGATCGGGCCGCCCGAGACTCCCACGCCGTTGCTGCCGGTGGCGTTGACCGAGGTGACGGTGCCGCCGATTACCCCAGACGCGAGGATCTGGGCGATGGTGGCGCGCTTGTTGGTCGAGTTGCTGCCGTCGACCAGCACGGTGTAGTCCGTCGCGTTGACGGAGGTTGCCGGCGTCAGCTGTGAGATTTTTTTCGGGTCGGCCATGTTATTCCGCGATGATGTTGGTTCCGTCCTCCAGGAGCAGGTACGCGCCGTTTTCCTGCGCGTAGTAGGCGTCTACAACGCGGAGGATGTAGCGGTGTGCCTTGTAGAGCAGCGCCCGCATCTGGGTGTTTAGTCAGTCAGCGGCTGAACCATCACCGCGCCGTCGGCGGACACGCGGATGAACTTTGCCGCCCGCAGGCGCTGGCTGCTCCAGATCTCGCGCGTTCCGGCAGTGTAGCGAAATCCGTTGGTAGCCGACGGCGTGGTGCCGTCAAAAGTGACGTAGGCGTCATTGGTCTGCATCTCGACCAGGGCGTAATAGTCGGTGACCGCGAACGTGGCGGCGCTTTGCACCGCGGTCGTTGACACGACCGTGCGAACACCGGCGGATGCGCTGGCCTTGGGGTAAAGATTGAGAGTCTTGAGTACGTTCATGATTCAATAGGTAAACACGTTGGCTCGGCGGATCTGGCCCTGCTCGCGCAGCACCTTGTCGACCTCGCGCTCGAGCGCCTTCTCGGCCTCGTTCTCTGCGACGATGGCCTGCTCAAACTGTCCTTCGGAGCGCAGGAAGTCGGACAGACACGCTCGGGCCAGCCAGTCGCTGGTGAAGAATGGGATTTCCACCTTCGACCAGCTGGTGGAAGTGGTGAGAGGTGTCTGACCGGCCGCAGTGGCCACGGTGCAGTTGTAGAGATTGCCGGCCGGCGCAGCCGCGGTGCCAGGCGTGAACGATCCGCTGTTGGTCGACGTGTCGAAGTACATCTGGCCGCCGATTGAATAAGCGGTGGAGCCGCTGTACGCTTCGCCAAACAGTGCAGGCGCCTTGATTTTGTACTCAAGGTAGACCGGCGTGATCGTGTCGATCAGGTTGATATAGTCACCAGTCGACGATGAATAGAGAAAGTACTTTAGGAGCCGCGCGCGCGTGGTGACGCGGGGATCCTGGTCATACACGCTGAGCAGCTCGCCGCAGTCGGCAGGGATGGCCACGGTGCGTGCGCCATTGCCGTCGACGGAGACTGATTGCGGGTCGGAAATGCGGATGAGATCAGGCCAATAGTCCTGCCTCCAGATCTGCTCCAGGCGCGCGTTCGCAAAGTCGCGGAACTGCGCGTAGTTGGCCGCCGTGATCGCGGTGCGGTCAAGCCCCGCCAGCTGCATGTAGCGGTACATCACGGTGCTGAAATCGACGGTGCGCATCAGGCGGCGGCGGGACGACCGAACTGGTCAAGGAGCGTGAGCGAACCGCCAGTCGTGGACTTTCCGTAGCCCACCGACAGCTTCGTCTTGCCGCCCTTCACCTCGAGGTCGTTGTCCTTCAGAAATTCGCGGATGAAATTGTCGTCCTGCCAGCACTGGTAACCAAGTCGTTGGCCCCAGTAGTGGAAGGAGGACGCTGGAATACGGGCGCGCAGACGGCCAAGCCCGTCCACGCCCCGATGGTATTCCTTGGCCATCGCGGACGCCTTCTTGGCTTCAACGGCGCCCAAGACCATTTCACGATGCCACCCCCGCCGAAACTCATCGAGCAACGGCTTGTAGAGATCAGCGGGGATGGCCTCGATCATGTCGGTTAGCTCGAGAAGTCGAACTTGCCGAACGCGAGCGGGTTCTTGACCACCAGGCCCGCGCAAGCCTCGATCAGACGGGCAGGGCCGCCGCCGTAGTTCGGCAGCTCGGTGACCGTCGGGAGCGAGGAGTAACGGATCTCGACGAGATCCATCGGAACCACGTAGCCCTTGTAGGCCGCGGGCATGAACGCATCGGGGTGCAGCCGCAGGCGGCCGAAATCACCCTCGAATACATCGACGCTCGACAGGTAGGTGGTGGCGTCAGCCTCACGATTGAACGTGCGGATGGCGCTCGCGGTGTTGGTGTTCGCGTTCTGCGAGGTCGTGAACAGCAAGTTTGTGAAGGAGCGCTTCAGCGTGCTGCCAACGATGGCATCGTAGTCGCGGAACGTGCCGGTCTGGCCCCAGATGGAGGTCAGAAGATCCTGCACGTTGGTCTCGCTCAGCGTGGAGGCGGCGGCGCCACCACCGATGATCGAGCCGGACGGCGTGCGGAACGCGGAGGGAACCGCCGGAGTCGTGCCGCCGGAGGTGCTGATCCACGTGCCGAGGGCCTTGGTCAGGTAAGGCACGGTGCCGTTGTCCGCCTGGCCATCGTTGGCCGAGAGGAACGTCGACTCCATGTCACGCTTCATGAGCGTGATGCCCTTGGCGACCATGCCGGCGAGTTCGTCCTTGAGGCCGGCGACGATGGAGACGTCGACGGACAGCGGCGAAACGCGCACCGGACGGCGGAACACCTGGATGTAGTTGGCCAGGAGAGCGCGGCCAGAGTTGAGGTTCTGGTAGTCCGAGCTGGTGACGTCGGTGCCGTCAACCGTACCCGTGGTCACAGCCGCGGGGAAGTTGTCGGCCTGCCATTGCAGGTACGTGTTGCCAGGCTTGGAGCCTTTGGGAGCCATCGAGACGAAGGGGGTGTCCTTCGCGTCGACCAGCGAGATGTAGTCAGCGAGATCCTCGCGTTTACCGACCTGAGAGCGTTCGTAGAGTTGAGCCATTTGAGTAGTTTCCTGTGTGTTACAGGAACCCGTTGAGCAGAACGTCCTTGAGGTTTTCCGTGGTCGCGGACTTGCGGAAGCGACTGCTGGCCTCGGTGGCGTTCCTCTGCTGCGGCGTGACGGTCGGCGGGGCCACGCGCGGCTGTGTGGGCTGCGCTGGCGCCTTCTTCACGACTGCCTTGCTGGCCACCTGGCCGGTCTTCTGCTTGGCGTACTCGGACTCGCGGATCTGCGCGCCGCGGATGTAGTCGCCCACGACCATTTTGTAGTCGGGGAATTTCCGCAGCTCGGGAAACGCCTTCAGCATGTTCTGGGCTGTGGCGTACTCGCGTGAAGTCCGATCCTTCCACCAGCTGTAAGTGGCCTCGGCTTGAGGGTCGATTGCGGCGCGTTGCTGGACGTAGGCCAGCTGGCGCGGCAAGTGTTCCTCCAAAGCGTCCACGGCGTTAAGACGAATCGAGCGCACCTCTTCGGAGCTGTACTCGGTCTCCCTGCCGTCGGGGCCTTTGACGACTCCGCCGTCGGGGTGCATCTCGCACCACCGGCGGACTCGCTTGGCCTCGGAGATCGCCGCGTCGACATCCGCCTGCGACTGAAGGTGCAGGTACGGGTTGTCTGGCGTGGGCTTCACGGGCGCTTCCTCGGGCGCGGGGCGCTGGGTGAGCTTGGATTCCAGCTCGGAGAGCTTGGACTCCAGTTCCTTCACCTTCGCCTCGGCGTCGCGGTTGCGCGCGGTCAGCTTGTCGATCCGCTTTTGGACGCCTTTTGGCAGACCCTCGGGTTCCTCGGCCGCAGAAGGCTCTTCAGCCTCCGGCTCAGCCTCGGTCTCCTCCTGGACATTCTGCTCAACAGGTTCCTGAGAAAGATCATTGGTGTCTTCGTTGGCCTCCGCATTTGCGGTGACCTCCTCGGACGTTGTTTCCGCCGGCTTCTCCTCGTCTTTCGACTTGGCAGGCTTGGCTGCTTCCTGTGCTGGCTCGTCCAGCAAACTCTTTCGGAGCAGAGCGCTTAGCTTTGCCTCGTCGAGTTGACCGAGCTTCTCACTCACGGGGGTGGTGAGGGTTTTTTCCGCGCTCGTCCCGTTTGCCGGCGCGGCCTCATTCACTGTCGTTTCTGTCGGCATGGAGTTTTGCGACCGTCCAAGAGGTCGTGTGCAGCGTCGTTCAAAGGCACGGCGCAGAAAGCCCGATGACGCAGTGAGCATCATCGGGCTTCATGAAACTAAGGGTTTCGCGAACCCCTGTTAACTTAATGCAACTCTATGCAACTTTCGCATGGATCATCCAACTCGGCCCCGACGTTTGAGCGCCTCGTCGCGCAGGTGCAGAAGCGACATCAGGTAGTCGTTCAGCGCCTCCGCGCGGCCGGCGGCGTGGATGCGATGCTCGCCCAGGGTCTCGCGCGAGATGGCCGTCTCCATCTCGTCTCGGATGCACTCCTGGGTGTGGGCCAGGAGCGCTTCCCAGAGCTTGTTCTCGCCTTCGAAGCCGAAGGACTCGAGCAGGTCGGGCTGGATCATGCGGCGGGCTGCTGCTGGGCCGGCTCAACACCGATGCGGCCGACTTGCTTGTTCTTCTGCTGCGTCTGCGAGAACTGGAGGTTCTGCACGTACTTCTGAAGCAGCTGCTGGAAGTTCGGGTCGGCCTTGGCGGCCTGCTGCGCCTTCTGGTTCTGCTGCATGATCTGCTGCACGTACTGCAGCTTGGTGCCGGCCGTCGGGTCGTTCTCGGTGTATAGCGCCTCATTGCCGAGCATCATCATGCCGATGTCGCTCTGCACCTGCTTGAACATCTGCTGCGAGGCGCCGGCCTGGTCGCTGACCAGCTCTCGCGCGGCGTCCGGCGAGATGGCCGAGGTGATCGCCTGGATCAGCTTGTTGCGGTCGATGACGCCGCCGGCATCCAGCGGGATCACGAACTGCGAGATGGCCTGCAGCTTCTTCAGCACGTAGTCGTCGTTCAGCTCGCGCACGTCGAACTTGAGGATGTAGTCAAACTGGCCGGCGATCTCGGTGATGTTGCTCGGCAGGGTCTGGCCGGTGACGCGCTGGATCTCCTCGGCCGGCATGTACTGCAGGCACAGCTGGAAGACCTGGGTGAACACCTTCGACCAGGTGCCGAACCAGTTGTTCACCTCCTTCTGCATGATGACCGCGGCCTTGGCCGGCGACACGCTGCCGTGCGACAGGCCGAAGTAGTTCGCGTGGCGTGACTCAACCTGACCGATCACCACGATGGCCTCGTTGATGTTCGAGGCCGGCGGGTTCATGAACGTGTAGTCGTCGTCCTGCATCACCGGCAGCTGCACCGCGGGGCCGACCTTGTTGGCCATGCCGATGCGCTTCTTGACCTTGATCGGCGGAAGGGTGGTGAACGCGGTGCGGTCGCGGATGGAGTCGTGCTGCGCCTTGATCTCCTCCTGATCGGTCATCGACAGCTCGGGGATGCCGCGGGACTCGCAGATGGCGCGGCGCACGCGCTCGCGGCGGTACTCGACAAACGGGTACTCGCCGTGGGCGTAGTCGAGCAGCTCGAACTTGCCGTACTGCGAGTCGTCCAGCTGCGGGCAGAGGACGGTGTAATAGATCGCCGGCGTCCCCTTGTCGGACAGCGAGCGCTGGTAGGCGTGGACGATCTCAATCAGGTGGTCGTTGCGCACCGTGCCGGTGACGTTGAGCGAGGTGGTGACAAGGTTCGGGTTGTTGTACCACGATTGGCGGCCCTGAGTGACCGCGGCCTTCTCGACAAAGTCGGGATCCCAGCCGGCGTTGGTCACCATCGCGCGCAGCTCGACTTCAGTGAAGTACTCGCGGCGGAAGATCACGCGCGCGCGTTGCAGGTCGATGGTCTCGGGAGGGAAGGAGACCTCGTCAAACGGCTTAAGCGCGGTCACGACCGGCAGGTTCCGCTGCACGTATTCCTCCTCATACTCACCCTGGCCGGTCTCGCGCAGGTCGCGCACGAACTTGCGCGCGTCGCGGATCGTCATGTCAGGCAGCACCGTCGTCACGATGTCCGCGGCCTGCTGCTCGGTGTCGGGATTCATCACCAGCTGCGGGATCTGGGCGATGATGCTCTGCGGATTCGACTGCGCGGCCTGCGCCGCCAGCTGCTGGATTTCCATGAACGAGATCTTTTGCATGCGGGTGGCCGTCTTCTGATCCCAAGCCACGTGGGCCACGCTCCAGCCGTACTGCTGGCAGTACTGCGCGAGCAGCTCGGCCTCGCGCTGCAGGTCGGTCTTCAGCTTGTTCTCGCGCACCCAGTTCATCAGCTCGGTGGCGACCGTGGCCGACTGCGCGTCGGAAAGGTCGACGCCGGACACGTTCAACGCGCCGCGCTCAAACGCGGTCGTGAGGACGGCCACGATCTCGTTGATGGTTGAATCAACCAGGCGCACGCGCACGTCGCTGGCGCCCTCGAACGGAAACACCTGCTCGCCGTCCGGCCGAGTGGACGACCATTTCTTTCCGTCGTCGGTCTGGCCCGACCACTTGCAGAAGCGCACCGCGTCGTTGTTGTCGACGCGCGTGACGTTGTTGCCGGTGTACAGCGAGCGCTTGAACTCGAAGTTGAGGTAATTGACGTCGGGTTTGTCCTTCGCCTGGACGAGCTGGTCGTTCGTCGGGTTGCCTGGGATCTGCTTGTAGTCGTAACTCATTTTGCGGGTGGGTTGGTGGTTCCGGTGGTGGTGAAAGTGGCTCCGATGTGCGCAAGCACCTCGTCGCGGTAGAATCGGTGCAGCCCTCCGTCGGTGCGGTAGGTGCGCAGCTTTCCGTCCCTGCGCAGCAGGTCGAAGTAGCGCTCGCTGAGTCCGGTCAGCTCGGCCGCCTGCTTGCGGTTCAACAGTATCGGGTAGTCGTTCATCAGTACGAACCGCCGCCGGTGGCGGCGAAACTTCTCGAGTTCATGTGCCTCGGATCCATGACGGCCAGGTAGCGCAGGCAGTCCACGGGATCCTTGGTGGCACCCTTGTCGCCGTCCTGTCCCGTCCATTCGCGCAGCGAGTAGATCAGGTTCTCGCAAGCCGAGGACACCATCAGCTGCGGCCGGTTGGTCGGAGACAGCGGCTCGCCTTGTTTCCAAAAAAGCCAGTCGTTGATGATGCCGACGCCCTCGGAGATGGAGCGCCCCGCGGCCGGCTCGAAAAACATCCCAGGATCGCGCGCGTCCTCGTCGTTGTCCGTCTCGAACAGCTGCACCAGGGTCACGCCCTCGTCCTGCGCCTGCGCCTTCGTGCCGCCGGCCTTCGGGTCGATGTAGCGGATGAAGATCTCCTCCTTGCCCTCAAGGTCGCGGATCAGCTGGCGGTACGCGGAGACGCCGCGGCCGGCGCCGTTCCGCTGTCCGATGCCCATCTTGCCGTCAGGCTTGTCGCTCGGCAGCGCCCACTCCCCGACCGTCATGTCCGGCCACTCTCGGTAGATGAACTTGCGGCCGTCGGGCGTGACGCGCAGCCACAGCATGAAGTAATTCCGCGCGCCGGCCGGATCCATCACCATGTAGTTCGTCCCCTCCGCGGGGATCTTGTCCGCCGGCACGATGTTGTGGTCACCGAACATCGGGAACTGAGTCCCCTGCAGCGAATCGGCCCAGCCGTAGGCGCGGATCTTGATCTCGTACCCGCCTCGGCCGGCGAGCGCCTTCTTCATGTTGTCCCAGTCGCTGTACGGGTTCAGCACCGAGTGAAACCACATGACGGCGCCGCGCTTCTTGCCGTGGCACAGCGCCCAGTACGGCATCGTGCCTCGAGGCAGCCCCTGCACGTTCACCTGGTCGGGCAGCAGCTCGGACTTGAGCGCTTGCTGGAACCTGCAGCCGGCCACGAACTCCTTCACCGCGGGCGTGAACCCAGTCACCGGCGTGAAGGTCAGGATGAAAAGCCCGTTCCGAGTCACCAGCCGGTAGCGCAGCGTTTCGATCCAGTCCAGCGGCACCAGCTCGTCGCACCACACCATGTCGACTTCGCCGCCCTCGATCACGTCGCGCTTCTGCGCGTAGTTCATGAAAAAACACTGCGAACCGTTCGGCAGCACGAAGGTCGCGTCCGAGAATCCGTTCTTCTGCGTGTACGCGATGTTCGTGATCTTCGTCTTCCGCGCGTTCTTCCACTCGGCCGGCAGGTACTTGAACACCACGTTCTGCTGCATCTGAATCGACGACTTCTCGGTCGTGTGCAGGCACCACACGCGCATGCCCTTGTTGGCCACCAGAAGATTCACCACCCGCTTCGCCGCGTATTCCGTCTTGCCGGCGCGGTTGCCGCCGTTGATCAGCAGCTCGCGGTGCTTCAGCAGCAGCTCGTCGGCCTTTTTCCAGTGCTTCGGCTCGTAGCCGTGCCGGTAAGGGTCGCGCTGCTCGCGGATGATCGCCTCCTCGCGCACCTTCAGCCAGTGCGTGACGTAGTCGACGCCCTTCTCGGCCACCAGCGCGCGCAGATCCTCCTGCGACGGCGCGGTCATCACCGGATGCGGGGTCAGCGTCAGCCCCTCGAGCGGGCCGCGCGGCGTCTCTGTGACTGCCTCGGTCATTCGTCGTCGCGTCCGGCCTCGCTCAGCGCGCTGTAGACCAGCACCAGACCCATCGCGATCAGCGCGAATCCGGTCGCCGGCATCTCCCAGCGGTCAAAGATGACGCTTCCGCCCAGGATCATGCCGCAGCCCAGCCCGAACGCCAAAACGGCCAGCCGATGCTCGTCGTCACTCATGGCGTGATCTCGCGGTAGTCGCAGCTCTCCAGGACGCAGCTCAGCTGGAACACCGCGAACGGCGTCTCGTCCGCGCGGCTCATCTCCACCGCGGTGGCCTTCGCCTCGGACAAATCGTGGAAGATGCGGAACCGCCCGCCGTGCCAGTACAGGAACAGCGGGTCGTCATCAGGCCCGACCTCGTCGGCCGGCCGAACCTGGGCGGGGCAAACTATGTAGCGCATGGTCAAATCGGGTCGGGCTTCTCGCCGGTCAACGCCCACTGGTAGGCCAATAGGTAGCCGTGCGCGTCCACGATGTTGTCGTCCTTCGGCCGGTGTACCTCGCGCGCCAGCTTGAGCGTCACCATCATCAGCAGCGCCTCCTCGGGCTTGATGTCGCGGCTCAGGATCGGAGCCAGCAGCCCCGACCACAGCTTGGCCACCTTCCTGTAGTCGTCCGCCGGATTGCCGTAGCTCTCGTTGCGGTCGCCCAGCACCAGCCTGCTCGCAGTCGTCGCGTGGTTCATGACGTCACCACTTTCCAGGAAAACGAGGCTGGCGCGCCGCCAGCACGATGTTGCCGTACCTGCGCACCGGAATGATCATCGCCGGCGCGAACGCCGCCGCATCCTTCACGCGGCAGATCACCTTCTTCCCCTCAAATTCCACCAGGATGGCCTTCCGGTTCACGAAACCATTGCTCAGCACCATCGCCTCGTCCGCTGTCCACCAGCCTGGCCGGCCATGCTCCAGGATCAGCCCGTTCTGCGACCCGCGCGGGATCCGGTCGTCGGGGTAGCGGTGACCCGTGAGCGCCGGCTGTGACTCTGCCTTCATCGCCTCGACCACTTTCGGCACCCCGACCAGCTTCAGCACCTGCAGCTGCCCAGCCTCCGAGTACCACACCGTCTTCGGCTTGCCCTGGTACTCCCAGTCCACACCCTGGCGCAGCTCGTTCTTTCGCCATCCCACCATCACCGACCTCGCCACACCCAGCTGGCGGGACAGGTCGAACTCGCGGATTTTGGGAAAAAATTGTTGGGGGGTGTACCCGTCGGCGTCCGGCGCCGGCCGGCTCGAGGCCACCCCCCCCGCCCCCCCTTCCGGCTGGGGAAATTCATCCAAAACCGGCGCTTCGTTTACAGAAGTCGTTGTAGCCGTGCTGGTTCCGGCGGTTTTGTGGTCGCTACTTAACATAATGATGATTGTGCGATTACGCTTTTCTAAGCGCTTGTAGCCGTGGCAGTTACGTTGATGGCTTCCGGCTCGGTGCGTTCCGAGAGCCTCACCAGGGCGGTTTTGATGGCCTCGGGATCGACAGAATGTCTCACTTCCACGACCGAAACCGGCGTTTCGCCCATCAGCTGCGCCTGCTTGTCTAAAATAATCCCCAGCGCCACGGATAACCCAGGCACCTGGTTCGGTTTCACGCCCTGCTCCTCCATGCTCTCGATGGATTTCTCGATGACCGCGGCCGTCTTGTTGGCGATGCGGTGGAGCGTGCCGGCCATGTGTTTTTTGAACAGCTCGGGCTGGGACTCGATGAGCTGATCGCGGATGGTGGCGACGGTGCCGGAGCTGGACGACGTCTCGATGGCGGTGCGAACGATGCCCTGGCCGGCTTTGAGGAGGGCCTCGATCTTGGCGCGTTTCTCGGGCGAGATGTTCAGCGCGGTACGGGCGGCTGCATCGGAACCGCGGGCCAGGCGTCGGTCGACAGTCTCGAGCGAGACTTCAACTTCCTTCACCTCCGTGCAACTTGATGCATCTTCGGTCATCTTGATGCATCTTATTTCCCGAAATTCACGAACCTACGGGAAAAATGCCTGCACTTGTCTCGGATCGTTCGCACGTTCTAACCTGACCGCATGAACGCAAAGATCTTGGCTGTGGTCGCGATTCTTGGCCTGTGCGGGTGCGCGACGTCTTACCAGCAGACAGGCATCACCGGCGGGTTCTCCGAGACCAAGTTGGCGCCGGACACGGTGCGCGTGACGTTCACTGGCAACGGCTACACCAGCGACGAGAGGGCCACGGACTTTGCGCTGCTGCGGGCGGCGCAGCTGTGCAGCGAGAGCGGGTATACGCACTTCACGGTTCAGCCGCAGGCCAGCAGCACGCCGTCGGTTTCGGTAAATGGCGGAATCGTGAAGCCTGGGGTGACGCTGTTGGCCAAGTTCTACCGATCCAAGGTCGAGGAGCTGGCGCTGGATGCGGCTTTTGTCACTTCCTCGATCAAGTCCAAATACAAGCTGCAGTGATTACGGTGCGTTGGACGCCTGCCAGTGGTTCACGATGAACTCGGCCGCGGCGGCCCTGGGCAGCGGATGCTGCAGGAACGGCGCGCGTTCGGATGCGTGGATGGCCAGCGAAATCAGATACCCGAACACTGCCTCGGGCGGCAGCTGTTTCACGTGGTTGGCCAGCGTGAGCATGGTTTCGCGGTTCAGATTCCCGACTTTCGTGACTTCGATTTTCATGGTTTTGAAATTCATCTCGGGCGCGACTCCCGCCTGCAAAGGCGGGATGGAGAGCGCCCTTAGGCTCCCCTTTAGGGGATAGGGGGTAGGCTCTAGGGGGTCGCCGCGCCCTATCCGCGCCCTTCCCGCGCCCTACCTGTTTTCACGCCCCTGGATGGAGCTGATCGAGGTGCGCCAGGTACTGTTTGCGCAGCTTCGAACACATGCCGTGCAGGCTGGCCAGCTGGCCCTCAAGGCGGCGGATCTTGCCCATCAGGTCGGCGTTGACCTCTTCCTGGGTGACGGCGTGGACGTAGGCGCAGCCCTGCCAGCGAAAGGGCGGCTTTCTGAAGACGATGATGCCGGTCTTGCGCAGGTGGGCGAACACGCCCTTGGCATGCTCCAAATCGCAGCCGAGGGCCTCGCGGATGTGCTGCAGCACCTCGCTCTGGTCGGGGTTCTTCCAGTCGTTGGCCAGCGGCGGCATCTGGCCGAAGCGTTCGCGGTGGTTCATCGGTAGGCTGCGCCGGCCGAACGGCTGGGCTTGAACATGGCCTTGGCCGCGTGCTGCCAGCAGATGCCGGTGGACGAGTGCTGCAGCCTGATCTTAGTGGTGGGCGCGTTGTCCGAGTCGAGCATGCCGGCGCGGGATCCTCGCTTGGTCAGCGTCCAGGTGAAGACCGGCTCGTCGCCCTGGCGCTGCAGGACTGCCACCTCGCGCGCCCAGTTGGTCAGGTCGGCGCTGCCGGCGCCGGCGTAGGCCAGGTCGGACACGGTACCTTTGGCCTGCTCACCCTTGGGCGGCTTCGGCATGTGGTGCAGCCAGACCCAGACGACGCCGGTCTCCTGCAGGAC